AAGGCCGCAGTCGGAGAATGACTCTCCCCATCCTGCGACCCTACCAGTCCGAACTCGTCGGGCAAGTCGATGCGGAGTGGATGCACGGCGCCCGCAACGTCCTGATGCGCCTCGCGACGGGCGGCGGCAAGTCCGTGATCCTCGCCTATATCGTCGCGCGCCATCCGGGCTGCTCGTGCGTCATAGTCCATCGGAACGAGCTGGTCGTGCAACTCTCCCTCGCGCTCGCCAAAGCAGGCGTCCGGCACAATATCATCGCCGCCCGTGCGACCCGGCAGGCCATCGTCGCGGCGCATATGCTGGAGCTCGGGCAGTCGTGGTTCGATCCGGGCGCCCGCGCCGCCGTCGCCTCCGTGGACACCCTGGTCCGCGCCAAGGGCCTCGAGCACTGGTTCGCGCAGGTCACGCTCTGGGTCACGGACGAAGGGCATCACCTCGTCCTCGACAACAAATGGCACACGGCGACCGATCTGTTCACCAACCCGGCCTGTCGCGGTCTGCTCCCCACCGCCACGCCCGAGCGCGCGGACGGCACGGGCCTAGGGCGCGCGTCGGACGGCGTGGCGGACGCGATGGTCGAGGGGCCGCCCGAGCGCTGGCTGATCGACGAGGGCTATCTGACCGACTACCGCATCGTCATGGCCGAAAGCGACCTGGCTGGCATCCTCGAATCGGAGCGCGTCGCGGCGTCAGGGGACTATTCGATCGCCACGCAGCGCAAGGCCGCTCGCCAGTCGCATATCGTCGGCGACGTGGTGCGCGACTACCTGAGCTGGGCGCCCGGCAAGCTGTGGATCACCTTCACCTCGGACGTCGAGACCGCCACGGAGATCGCCGCCGCTTACAATGCCGCCGGGGTCCGGGCCGAGGTGCTGACCGGCGATGTGCCCTATGCGATCCGGCGCGCGACGCTCCAGCGGTTCGAGCGGCGCGAAATCCTGCAGCTCGTCGTCGTGGACATCGTGTCGGAAGGCTTCGATTTGCCCGCCGTCGAGGGGGCGTCGAGCGCCCGCAAGACGGAAAGCCTCGCCACGTATCGCCAGCAGTTCGGCCGCGTGCTGCGCCCCATGTACGCGCCGGGATACGACCTGACCACGCGGGACGGGCGCCTCGCCGCCATCGCCAACGGCCCGAAACCGCGCGCCTGGTGGATCGACCACGTCAACAATGTCGGTCGGCACCGCGCCCCCGATATGCCGCGCGTCTGGACGCTCGACCGGCGCGGGGCGCGCAAGGGCGGCGGGGGCGACGGCATACCTCTGCGCACCTGTTTGCGCGTGGAGCCCACGCCCTGCGCACAGCCCTACGAGCGGTTCCGCACGGAATGCCCTTATTGCGGCGAACCGGCCCCGGCGCCCGCGTCGCGCTCCTCGCCCGAGGCGGTCGAAGGCGATCTGGTCGAGCTGGACGAGGCCGCGCTGCTGGCGCTGCGCACGGCGGTCGCGGCGGTCGATATGAGCCCCGAGGACTACCGCGTCCACCTGCTCCAGTCGCACGCGCCGTCAATCGGCGTCATGGCGGGCGTGAACCGTCACGCCGAGAAACAAATAGCCCAGGCCGAGCTGCGCGCCGCGATGGTCACGTGGTGCGGCGAGGCTGCGGTGCGCGGGCTGAGCGACCGGGAGGTGCAGCGGTTGTGGTGGCTGACGTGGGGCGTGGACATCCTGTCGGCCCGTGCGCTGGGCCGCGTCGAGGCCGAGGCGCTGACTGCGCGCTTGACCCAGTCCAAGGGCTTGACGGGCGCGTCACGGTCGGGCATTGGTGGGGCATGAACGGTCTCGCGCTTTACAACGAAATCGACCCTTACACCGCTGAGTGGATCCGCAATCTGATCTCTGCGGGGCTGATCGCGCCGGGCATCGTGGACGAGCGCAGTATCGAGGATTTGGAACCGGCCTATGTTCGACAGTTCACCCAGTTTCACACCTGCGCCGGAATCGCCGTCTGGAGCCTCGCCTTGCGAGCAGTTGGGTGGCCTGACAGTCGGCCAGTTTGGACAGGCTCTTATCCCTGTCAACCTTTCAGCGAGGCAGGCAAAGGCCTTGGGTTTGCTGACGAGCGGCATATCTGGCCCGCCGGATATCACCTCAAGACCCAGTGTATGCCTCCAGTCGTCTTTGGAGAGCAATCTGCGAGCCCTGCTGGAATGGTCTGGCTCGACCTTGTTCAAACTGACCTGGAAGCCCTGGGTTACGCCTTCGGGGCGGTCCCGTTCCCGTCTGCGGGCGTCGGCGCTCCGCACATCCGAGATCGCTCGTACTGGGTGGCCCACACCGACGACGACGGACGCGAACCGTGGTCACGGGGGCAATCCTTTCGGCCCGAACGTGACGCTAAACATGGCGAGTGCTTTGGCGGGATGGGTTACGCCGACGACCAGGGACCACAAGGACACGCCGGGAATGGCGACGGTGGCCGAGGACGGTCGGTCTCGCCTGGATCAATTGCCCCGCCAAGAAGGCTTGGCGGGCTGGCCCACCCCCACAACGCCGAGCGGTGGGCAGACGCCCCCGGACGGCACGAGCGCGACGGGACGGACGCCGGATGGACGCAAGGTGCAGGTGACGCTCAAGGACGTGGCGAACTTGTCGAGCTGGCCGACGCCTCGTGCGTCGGCCGCCGGGCCAGATTATGCGATTGCGGATCGACCGGAGAGCGGCGGGATATCCCTTGCGACCTCTGTGTCACTCGCGGGGTGGCCGACCGCGAACGGCCCGGCCCGGTTAACGGCTTCTGGCGAGATTCGGACTGGCTCTTCTGCCGGGATGGAAAGTGGAGGCCAGTTAGACCCGACTCATTCCCTCTGGCTCATGGCGTTGCCAACCGAGCTGCACAACTGCGCGCCTACGGAAACGCCATCAATCTTGAAGCGGCGAAAGCTTTCATCCTGAGCACTGGACTGATCTAATGCCCCACACGCCCACCGTGACCATCGTCCCCGACCATTCCACGCTGTTGCGGCTCGCCGCCGAGGCGGACGTGCGGCGCCGGGACTTCATGACGCACTTCCGGGCCAAGTTCCCGGTCGGCGGCGACGTGCTCTGGCAGCACCCCGAGGGCCGCCAGTTCGGCAAGGTGCTGCTCTGGTCCGATAGCGGCGAAACACTCTTCGTCCGCAATGACGAGACCGCCGCGGAATACTGGATCTCGCCGGACGCGGTGATCGAAGCGCTTAAGGGGGACAGGGCGTGAGCGAGTCGGAGAAGCCTCTTGGTCTGCTCGTGCGGCCCGTACTCGCCCTAGCTTTCGGGTTTGTCGCCGCGTGGCTTTCGGCGGCCTTCGTTTTGGTTCTGACCGGCGTCGCGTACGGTCTGTTTGGAGACGCAGGCGCAGCGTTCTTCGAGCCATATTTCCCGCGCGGGCCGTTCACCGTTTTCGCAGTCGTTTTTCTCGCCGTTTTGGCCTTTGGGATTTTTGACTGGGTGAGGTCCGATGACCGGCGCCTCTGAAAGCCTTGTCGCGTCCCGGCTGCGTCTGGAAGCCGCGCAAAACCCCGACGTGAGCCTGTGGCGGAACAACTCCGGCGCATTCCAAGACGACTCGGGCCGGTGGGTTCGCTTCGGTCTCGGCAATGACTCCAAGCAGATCAACGCGGTCCTCAAGTCGCACGACTTCATCGGCATCCGGCGCGTGCTGATCCTGCCTGAACACGTCGGGCGCACCATCGGCCAGTTCGTAAGCCGCGAGACGAAACCCGAAGGCTGGACGTTCCGGCCGTCCGACGAGCGCGCGCGGGCCCAGCAAGCCTGGGCCGACCTGATTAACTCTTATGGCGGGGACGCCCGCTTTTGCACCGGAGAGGGCACCCTGTGACCATCGACACCAAACCGCGCGGCAAGACCCGCGCCGAGGAATGGAACTTCAACCAGGAGCGCGCCGCGACCGTGCTGGCCGCCGCGCTCTCGCTCGCCCGCGTCGAGGGATATCAGTGGATCACCCGCGAGGGCGTCGCCGCGCAGGCGGGCGTTTCGGACGGCACGGTCTCCAATGCCTTCGGGACGATGCGCGACCTCAAGCGCGCCGTGGTCACGGAGGCGGTGCGGCTGGGCGATCTGACAATCATCGGCCAAGCCGTTGCGTCCGGCTCGCCTTTGGTGGACGGTGTCGATCCGGCGGTGAAGCAGCGGGCGCTCGCGTCTCTGGCCAACTGACCGGGCCATCGAGGGGAAACCGATGCACGCTCTACCGCCGGCGCTCGCCGCCCTAGCCGCATGGCCGCAGTTTGTCTGCTGGTACGCCTTGCCGAAACCGGAGAACCCGGAGAAGCTCAACAAGTTCCCCTGCCGCTGGCAGGATGGGACCATGCCCGGCGCCAAAACGGGAGGGATTGGTGTTGTTTCTGATCCGCAGGCATGGACGACGTTTGAGGTCGCCGCGGCGATGGCGCCGATGTACGACAAAGGATACGGTTCGGGCGTCGGGTTCGTCTTCACCGCGCAAGATCCGTTTTTCTTCGCCGACCTCGATGGCGTCCTGACCCCGCAAGGCGAATGGTCGCCTCTCGCGCTGAGCATCCTCGCGCGCTTCCCCGGCGCTGCGGTCGAGGTGTCCCACAGCGGCAAAGGCCTGCACATCATCGGGCGCACCGCCCTGCTGGCGCACTCGAGCCGCAACATCCCGCTCAATCTGGAGCTCTACACCGCTGACCGCTTCGTGGCGCTGACCGGCGATCGGGCGATGGGAGACGCCGGGACCGACCACACCGCCGCGCTGGCCGCCTATGCCGCCGAGTATTTCCCGCCGCGCGTCGTGGCCACGGGGTCAGCAGACTGGACGGACGGCCCGGTCGCCGAATGGCGCGGCCCCGCCGACGACGAGGCCCTGCTCGCCCGGATGCTGGCCCCCCGCCCGCCGAGCGCCGCCGCGGCCTTCGGAGCGGGGGTGGCCGAGCCGAGCCTGCGCGACCTCTGGGAAGGCAACGCCGACGTGCTGGCCCACAAGTGGCCGGGTGAGGGCGCCAAGCCCTACGATGCGTCCAGCGCCGACCAGTCGCTCGCCAACCATCTCGCCTTCTGGACCGGCAAGGACTGCGCGCGCATGGAGCGCCTGATGCGTCGCTCTGCGCTGGTGCGCGAGAAGTGGGACCAGCACAGCACCTATCTGGTCGATACGATCACCAAGGCCTGCGCCTTTGTCCGCCAGGTGCTGACCGCCGAGAGCCGCGCGCCCGCCGCGGTCCCCCAGCCGCCAGCCGACGCGCCGTCCCCGGAAACGGCTGCGCTGCACGCCGGGCGCGAGCTGCGCGTTGCAGGCACCGAGTATATGTTCGCCGCCGACCAAATCGCGCACTTCGAGGGGTGCTTCTACCTCAAGGGCCGCAACGCGATTTACGTGCTCGGTTCGGACGAACTGCTCGAAAAGCCCGCCTTTGACGTCACGTTCGGTGGTCACGTCTTCCTGCTGGACCCGTCCAATACGGCCAAGACGGAGAGTGCTTGGGACGCCTATACCAAGAGCCGCGTCTATGCGCCCGTCATCGTCTCGGACCTGTGCTTCCGGCCCGAGCTGGCCAGCGGGGCGCTCGTGGTGGACGGCAAGCGCGTCACCGTGAACTCCTACGTTCCTTACGTCCCGCGCGTGCTGGACGGCGACCCGGCGCCCTTCCTGAACCATCTGCGCCTCATGCTGCCCGACCCTCGGGACTACGAGATCCTGCTGTCGTGGATGGCGCGCGTCGTGCAGTCGCCTGGTCGCAAGCTGCAATGGTGGCCGGTGGTGCAGGGCGCCAAGGGCAACGGCAAGACCACGCTGCTCAACCTGCTGGCCTATGCGCTAGGCGAGAACCATACGCATCTCGTCAACGTCGAGGCGATGGCCAAAACGGGCAACCAGTTCTCGGACTGGCTGCTGCGCAAGACCTTCGTCGGCATCGAAGAGATCAAGGTCGCTGACCGGCGCGAGTTCCTCGAACTGCTCAAACCCGTGGTCACGAATGAGCGCACGCCAATGGAAGGTAAGGGCGTGCGGCAGTTTACCGGCGATAACCGAGCGAACGGCCTGATCCTCACCAACTACAAGGACGGCGTGCCGATCGATGACGAGGAGCGCCGGTACGGCGTCTTTTTCACGGCCCAGCAGTCCAAGGAAGACAAGCTACGTGACGGCATGACCGGGAAGTATTTCTCGGAATGGGCCGACTGGTGGAAAGGCGAGGGCGCCTGGGCCGCGCATGGCTCAAAGTACGGTTTCGCCGTGTCCGCCCGGTTCCTTCAAACCTACGCCATTGACGCCAAGTTCGACCCTCTGCTCCACTCCGAAGCTCCCCGCACGTCCAGCACCGCCGAGGCCGTCACGGCTTCCCGTGGCCGCGTCGAGCAGGAGATCCTGGAAGCCATCGACGAGGGCCGCAACGGGTTCGCCGGCGGGTGGGTGTCGAGCACCTATCTGGACGCGCTCATCGACGGCCTGCGCGCCTCGGTTCCGCGCACAAAGCGCCGGGCGCTCATGAAGTCCCTGGGCTACGACTGGCACCCCGCGCTTAACGGCGGGCGCGTCAACGCCCCGGTGCTGTGCGACGGCGGCAAGAAGCCCCGCCTCTACGTCCGGGACGGCCACGTGGCGCTCAGCATCGAGGAGCCCTCGGCGGTCGCGGCGGCCTACGAGCGCGCTCAGCAGCCGGGCGCCGTGGATGGCGCAGTGATCGCCTTTGGGGGGAAAGCCTGATGGATTTACAGATTGGACACGGCCGCTTCATGCTCGGGGATTGCCTGGAGCGAATGCGCGAGCTGCCCGACGCCTCGGTCGACGTCGTGCTCACGGATCCGCCGTACTCTAGCGGGACTCGGAGGGAGGCGGGAAAAGGCGTCCGTAAAGCCATGACGCGGGGGCATAGGGGCGCCGAGTGGTTCGGATCGGACAGCCTGACCGCAACGGGGTTTGCTTTCCTCATGAGGGAGTGCGCTTTGGAGTGGAATCGGCTTTTGAAACCGGGAGGTCACGCCCTAGTGTTTATCGACTGGCGGATGCTGCCGGTTCTCGCGGCCGCTATCGAAAGCGCAGACTTACGCCATACGAATGTGCTGGTGTGGGACAAGACGTATTTCGGCATGGGGTCATTTTTCAGAAACCAGCACGAGATGGTCCTGCACTTCACTAAAGGTATCGGCCGAAAAGCCGCACGTTTGGATGTAGGGTCGGTTCTGCAATGCAAGCCCGTCCGAGGCGGTGCGCACCCGACCGAAAAGCCCGTGGACCTCCTGCTTAACCTGCTGTCCGTCGTGGCGTATCCGGGCGATACGGTACTCGATCCGTTCTTAGGTAGCGGAGCAACCGCTGTGGCTGCGGAGAAAGCCGGGCTGGGCTGGATCGGCATAGAGCGTCAAGGCGAGTACGGCGGTCTCGCCGCCGCCCGCGTATGGGACGAGGTGGCCCGTGCCGCCAAGCCGAGCTGAGCGCATCGCATGGCTGGCGGAACTGTCCGCCGAGCGTCGAGCCTTGCGCACGCAAGGCTACGACCGGAACTATGCGATTCAATGGCAACTCGGTCGTTTGCCCTCGTCGCCTATCCACTATCGGTCTCGGCGTTCTTGGGAGTACCGCCCGAAGCCAACGGTCCCCCGAGGCGTGCGTCAGGTGCGCCGGATCGCCAAGCTGCAAGGGGGTCGCTGCTATCTGTGCGGCGGCCTGATGCGCACGGAGCCCACGCGGGAGCATGTCGTGCCGAAAGCGCGGGGAGGGCGCAACGCCCGGAACATCCTGGCCGCGCATCAGGCGTGCAATCTGCGCAAGGCTGACCGGGCGCCCTATCCGTGCGAGATGCTCTATCTCGAGGCGGTCAATGCGTGGCTCGGAAAATAGTGCTTGCGTAAAACTTACGTAGGTGCGATAAGTGTTCATCGGCGCAGGGCAATCACGCACTAGCCGGGATGGAAACAGACCGATGACCAGCAAAGAAATCAAGGCAGCCCTGGGTTCAGTTCGGGTTCGCGCTTTCAGTCCCGTTTATTTCCGCGTCTGCACACTGAACGGATCGGCTATCGACGGACTGCTGCCGCGCGCCGAAGCTCTCGGTTTTCGCGCATACAAGAATCAGTCGCACGAGATGTTTCTACATGCTGCCTGATCTTATGTGGGCCGAGCGAGAATTGGTCTCCGAAGTCAACTCGCACAACTGCGCCGTAATTATAAGGCGCGCAAAAGGCGGGGACTGGGACGCGCCCGAAAACCAGTATCGCAATGCGGTGGCAGAGGTGCTGGCAAAAGTGGAACGCCTCACGTGACTCCCGCCGAATACCGCTCCGCCCTCGCAACCCTCGGCCTGTCGCAACTCGCGGCGGGTCGTTGGCTTGGCGTTTCCCCAAAGACCGCTCAGAACTATGCCGCTCGGGGACCGTCCGGTCCCGCCTCTCGTGCAATCCGCATGGCCTTGCGCTACGGTCTGGACGAGCAACCCTCTTAGGAGACCCAGTATCATGCCGCTCATTAATTGGTGGGTCGTCGGCCCAACCGCCACGACCGTCGCGCTCGCCGGCGCCTGCGCATTCCTCGTCTCGGATCTCGGCAAGGTCCGGGAGCAGCGGGACGCCGCCAAGGGTGCCCTGAGCCAAGCCGCCAGCGCCTGCGATGCTCTGCGCTTCGAAGACCAGGCCGCCGCGTGGAACGTCTCGCGCTCGATCGAGGTGCAGGCGGCCGAGGCGGCGCGCATCTGTCGCTCGGAAGGCTCAGAGAGCTTCAACCGTGGCATGGAGATCGGGAGGGCTTCGTGCGCGGCGGGCTGACTGCGCTGGCCGGTCTGCTCGTGCTGGGCGCTTGTGCGCCAACCGTGACCTCGCCGGACCTGGGAGCCCCGCGCATCGTCTGCCCGGCTTATCTGACCGCTCCGGTCGAGCAGGAGCCCGTGGCGCCGGCGCTCACGCCTGAGCAGCGCCTAGCGCTCGACACGGCGTCTGTGCGGGCTGTCGGGACGGATCTCACCGCGCAGACCGCTCTGGCCGGCGTGCAGACGCAAGGGTGGGGGCGGCGCGGGTGGTCACGGGTTGAAGCGGCTGCCGAGTGGTGCGCTACGCTTGACAAAGCGACGCTTATCGTGCCAGACGATTGAGCCGGTTCCCCTCGGCCTTCCCGCCCGCCAGGCCCCCGTTGCGTCTCACGATGCGGCGGGGGTTTTGCTTTGGGAGATAGCGCCTTCCTGTTGCATGGCGGCTAGGCGCTCGTCGCAGACTTCGGCGATCTCCCACGCCTCAGCGAAATCAACTGTTTCGCTCTTCACATACTCCAACGCCTCGACCGCCACCCGCAGCTTCTCAGCGTCCGCCCCTTCTGCAAGCGGCTGGGTGGGTGGGGCGGCTAGGGTGGCGTAAACTGCCCGAAGGTCGCCAGCCGTCATTGTGATCGGCAGACATACTGTATCCGGGCAGTCTGATATGGGGAGGTGGCAGGCGACTATCCTTGCCACATCGGCCACCGGCTGCGCTTCTTCGCGGGCTTGGGGCTGGGCGCGAAGGGAGAAGTCTAGGTTGTCGATCCTAAGTTCGACCTGGCTCCGAACATCCTGCGCCCTTTCTGCGCTCTCGGCTTCATCATCAGCCAGACCGCCGATGTATTCGCCTAGCCAGTGGCTAACGTCGCACAGCAGATCGCGCGTGATCCTGACATCTCCCCGCCATTCCCCCGCCCCCGTCGCGGCTGGGGCTTCCTTGTTGGTCGGGAGGGCGTCGATTTCGTCCGCCTTCCTAAGCGCTGCAACCCAATCGGACCGGCTGGCGGCACCGATGGTGGACGGATCGAACTCAGACGGGTGCGCGCCGACGATGATTGCGGCGATCTGCTCGCGCCTACACATTGGCTTTCTCCGCCATCTCTTTGATGATGTCCGCGAGCAGGCTGATGTCGTAGGCGTCAACACCCGCATCGCGCATGGCGGCCTCCGTGGTCAGGCCAGCCGCGCCGAGGATTTCGCGTGCAGCGCCTTCCGCGCCCGACGCAACCGCAATCCCGGCGGCAATGACGAGACCGACGCCGACCTGATTACCCTCCGCCTCCCGCGCTGGGGCTTCCTTGGGGGTGAGGGTGGGCGTGTCAGAGGGCAGCATATCCAGCACCCAACCGAGCAGGTCTGCGCGTGTCCGGTGATAGAATGCCGCCTCTTCCGGCCCCATGGGGAACAGCGCGTCAGCATGATCGGCGCGCGTGGCGACTTGCAACTTCTCTTCGACCATGGCGCGGAAGCGGGTCAGTTCCACCGCCCCGCCTTCCGGCTCGCGCGCGGGGGCTGCGGAGAGCATGGCGGACCATATGTTCGCCAATACGGTTTCGTGGTGCAGGTCCGGGTCACGATCAAACGCCCGCTCACCTGCGGACCACATCGCCTCTGTCGGCTCAACCGGCACCACGACAGTCTCAGCCGTCAGCGGAACACCAGGGTCGGGGGTCTCATTCATGGTCACGGTCTCCTTTGTCCGCCACGCCTAGCCCGATTTGACGGCGGCGTCAAGGGGCGACACGCGCCGCACGCCAGCACCCGAGGCACTTGCCGTGCGCGACGCTGTGGGCCGTCTCCCGATGCTCGATGCACATGGCCAGGTATGTGTCGTCCCCTCGAAGTCGAGCGGCCCGGCGCGGGTCTTTCGGGGCGGTCATCCGCACGCCGTCCAGCGGGAGCCCCGCGTTCACACGTCGGCACATCCGCGCCAGATCCCCGAGAGCACCGGGCGCCCGTATAGCCGTCTCGACCTCGGCGGGCTCAGGGAGACCTGACGCTCGAGCAACGCGCATCGAGAAGGCGACCAGGGCGAAAGCCTGCGGGTCTCGCGTCAAATGCCGCTCTGCTCTGACAGCATTGGCTGCCTCACGCAGGCGCGCCTTAGCGAGGAGCCGGTAGCGGGCGCTCATGCCCCAGCCCGCCGCACGCCAGCGGTCGTGAAGCACATCAGGCACTTCCCGTGCGCTACGCTGTGGTCCGTCTCGCCGTGCTCGGGGCAGACGTCGCGGTAGGTCTTCTCGCCGTCTCTCCGCGCGACGGCACGGGCGCCGCCGGTCAGGGACCGTCCTGGCCGCCCTCCTCGGGCTACCCCCGCAGTCGTAAAGCACGACAGACACTTCCCGTGCGAGACGCTGTGAGCGGTGCGCCCATGTTCACGGCATTCATCCAGAAAGGACGGAAGGCCGTCGCGTCTCGCCCGCGCCCGGGGCTCCTCAATTAACTCTCGAACAGACCTTCGCGCGCCAGCCGTATTGAAACACGTCAGGCACTTTCCGTACTGGACGCCATGAGCCGTCTCGCCGTGCTCGGGGCAGACGTCGAGATACGTCTTCTCGCCCGCTTTCCGAGCCTCGGTGCGCGTCAGCTCCCCCAGCGTAACGGGCCGACAAAGAGCGCAACGCATCACCGTCGAGTCAAACTGCGTAACTCCATGGGCATCGCAGTACTCATCGTAAAACCTAAGTCCGGCGTCCCTTGCGAGGAGCCCGCGACGCGTTACGCCGTCTGGCCCGTCTAAAAGAGGCGTTGCGGCGATGCGCGCCTCTACGGAAGACCGAACCGTCGTTCCATCGGGGAGGCGGAAATCGAGAGGCAGCTTATTGTTTTTTCTACTTTTTCTCATGGAGATTTTCCGACTTCCAAAAGCCCTATACGGCTCGCTATCTGACTCTATACTAAAGGATAAGAGCCAATCACACAATACATATAGTACCCTCTCTTGTCTTATTACACCATAGGGTATAGAGAGTTTAAAGAAATAGGGGACATTGGGGACCTTAAGGCTCAAAGCCAGTCAGGACGGGCAAAAAACCCCACACCGATAGTCCGGGGAGGTTCGGGGCGATATGGGGACAGCCGCCCCCGTGACCATCCGGGCTTGCCGTTCTGGTCGAGCGGTGCGATATGCGGCGCATGGCCCTGACCGTGAAGCAGGAGAAGTTCGCCCAGCACTACGCCGCTCACCGCAACGGGACGGCGGCGTACCGACACGCCTTCGACGTGGACAAGCGCACCCTCCCCGCGACGGTGAACCGCAAGGCGACCGAGCTGCTCGCCCACGGCGGTGTGTCGGCACGAATCGAGGAACTCTCCAACGTTCAGGCCGCGCACAGCGAGCCGCTGCTCACCCGAGACGCCGCTCACGCCGCCTGGATGGCCATCGCGACCGCCGACCCCCGTGAACTCATCGGGCTGCGCGTCGGCTGCTGCCGGTACTGCTGGGGGCCCGGCCATGCCTACCAGTGGCGGATGCGCGAATACACCGAAGCGCTCGCCAAGGCCGAGGCGGCCCAGCGCAAGGGCGTCGAGTGCGACCTGCCCGATCCGGCCGGCGGGTTCGACTTCAACCACACCAAGGACCCGAACCCCGACTGCCCGGAGTGCCGGGGCGAAGGGCTCGAGCGGGTCGTGCCGCGCGACACGAACAAGCTCTCGAAACAAGCCCTCTTGCTTTACGGCGGCGTCAAGGCTAAACGGGACGGCATCGAGATCGTCATGGCAGACCGCCAGAAGGCTCTCGAGCATGCCTGCCGCATCTCCGGCGTCTACGACGACAAGGTGCGCCTCAGTGGAGCGATCGAGACGATGAACCGAACCGTGCAGATGGAAGCGACCGACCCGAAGGAAGCGGCCCGGCTTTACCAGGAGCTGATGGCCTCGCCGGGGGTGCGGACGTGAACGCCGCCGAGAAAAGGCAGTCCGCTCTGGCCGCGCTGCACGAAGCGCGGCGCAACACGCCGGGGCATCCCGCCTTTGCCCCTGCGCCGCCCGTCGCTCGACTTCCGGGCGAAACCACCGAACAGTACGCCCAGCGCCTCACGGAGGGGTACTACCGACGTATTGAAGCAGAAATGGCCGCCGTTGCCCCTGTAAAGCCCGCCTGGGCCGTTCGCGCCTATCGCTGGGCCAACCGGGCCGCCGAGCGCGTTCCGCCCTGGATGTGGTTCCTAGCGGGCTTTGCGACGAGCCGGCTTCTCAGGGCGGTGTGGCCGTGAGCTCGGTCCCCCTGACCGTCGCTCGGCTCCGAGAAGCACTGAGCGAGTGCCCCGATGACGCGCGGGTGGTGATAGAACTCGCCGCGCCGGGCGGGAGGTGGCTGGCCAGCGAGGAGGCCCTGCCAGGAGATTGCGTGCTGCAGGCAGACGCGAGGCACGAGTCGTGACCGGCTTCCTCTGGAACAGCCGCCGGCGCCCCGAACCGATCGACCTGGCCAACGCGCAACGCCTGTGGGACGAAGCGCGCCGGGCCGAGGGCCTTGAGGACTGCCTGTCCGACCCGGAAGCGGAGGATCGCGACGATGCGTCCTGAGCCCTCAATCTGGTCGGACACCCCGCATCTGGTCGTGCGCCTGCGTGAACTCGCCGCGCAGCGCAAATCGGGCGCCCAGATCGCACGCGTCCTCAAGGTCTCTCGCAGCGCCGTGATCGGCAAGGCGAACCGTCTCGGCATACGGCTCAGCGGCATGGCCTACGGGCGCAACGCGGGCGTCGAGGCGCGTGCAGCACACGCTGACCTGCAACACTTTGCCCGGCCCTCCTCGCCCCGGTCGTTCTCTTGGGAGACGGAGCCACGTCGTGCCCTGTGAGCGCTGCGAGCAACTGGAAGCCGAGCTGGCCGCGTGGAAAGCCTACGCCGAGCCGCGCAGGGACGAGATCACGCGGTTGCGCGGCATGGGCTACGAGCCCGCCCAGGCCCTGCTCATCGACCGGCTGCTGCGCGCACGGGGCGTTCCCGTCACCACCGACGAGCTGATCGACCTGCTGGCCGCCTCGGACAGCCCTTACGCCCGAGATCGCGCTGGCCGCCGCAGCGTGACGGTGCAGGTTGCGCGGCTGCGCAACCCCCGGCGAGACGGCCTGCCCCGCGTGGCCATCGAGACGCTGCACGGCGTAGGGTACAGTCTCGACCCTCGCCGGGCGCCGGGGCTCGATGCATGACCGTCTACGTCCAGACCAAACCGCACGCCCCGGACGCCTATCACCTCTGGGCCGACACGCCGGACGTGCTGGCCTCTCTGGCCGACTGGCGACGGCAGGGGCTTGACGGGGGTGGTGGGTCAGAATAGACGGCAATGATGAACATCGCCTTCTTACGCACTCAAGTCCACTACAACCCCGAAACGGGCAACTTCACATGGCTCGTATCTAAGAGGGGACCGCGTCGCGCCGGGGACTTGGCGGGATCTGAGGCACCTCGGGGCTATTGGCGGGTCTGCGTGAACGGCCGAACGTATATCGCTCACCGGCTCGCGTGGGCTTTGCACTATGGCGAGGAACCTTCGCTAGAGATCGACCACATAAACGGTGAGCGGAGCGATAACCGAATAGCGAACCTTCGACTCGCGACGCGTGGCGAAAACTGCAAGAACGTCAAGGCGGCCGGAGTTCGTTTTGAAGCAGACCGAGGTAAATGGCTTGCCCGTATCTGCGTAGACTACAAGCAGATGAACCTGGGCCGCTTCGCCACGGAGCAGGAAGCCCGAGCGGCCTATGCGGCCGCCAAAGTCCGATACTTCGGCGAGTTCGCGCGTGCTGAGTGAGTACGACTGGAACAACCCCGCTCACATAGTCGCCGAGTTCAAGCGCCGCGCGGAGATCCTGCAACGCATCCGAGCCGATGAGACGGGGCGCACGCTCGCCCTCCTCAAGCTCTATTACCGCGACCACCCCTGGAAGCTGATCGACGATTGGGGCGCGACCGTGGACCCCCGCAACGCTGATGGGGCCTCCTCGGCGTTCATGCCGTTCAAGCTGTTCCCCAAGCAGGTCGAGTGGTGCGAGTGGGTCATCGCGCGCTGGCAGGCCAAGGAGCGCGGCCTGACCGAAAAATCCCGCGACGCTGGCATGAGCTGGCTGTCCGTCTCGCTGGCGTGCGCAATGGCCGTCACGCGCGAGGGGTTCTCGGCGGGCTTCGGGTCGCGCAAGGAGGAATACGTCGATCTGATCGGCTCGCCCAAGTCCCTGTTCTGGAAGGCGCGCGAGTTCATGAAGGCGCTGCCCCCCGAGTTCCGGGCGGGCTGGACGCCGGCGCACGCCCCGCACAAGCGCCTCAGCTTCCCGGCGACCGGTTCCGTGATCACGGGGGAGGCGGGCGACGGCATCGGGCGGGGCGACCGCGCCAGCATCTATTTCGTGGACGAGGCGGCGTTCCTCGAGCGGCCCATGCTCATCGAGGCGTCGCTCTCCCAGACGACCAACTGCCGGATCGACATCTCGACCCCGAACGGCATGGCCAACCCGTTCGCTCAGCGGCGCCACGCCAAGGAGACCCGGCCCGAGCAGATATTCACTTTCCGCTGGCAGGACGACCCGCGCAAGGACGCCGCTTGGTATGCCAAGCAGCAGGCCGACCTCGATCCCGTATCGCTCGCGCAGGAAGTCGATCTCTCCTACACCGCGTCCGTCGAGGGCGTGCTGATCCCCTCGGCGTGGGTGCAGGCCGCTATCGACGCGCACGTTACGCTCGGCATTGAACCAACCGGCGAGCGACGGGGCGCGCTGGACGTCGCCGACGAGGGCCGTGACCTCAACGCCTTCGCCGATACGCACGGCATCGTGTTGCAGGACGTCATCGCTTGGAGCGGCAAGGGGGACGACATATTCGGCACGGTCGCCGAGACGATGCGCCTGTGCGACGAGAAGGGCATCCGCAGCTTCCAATACGACGCGGACGGTCTGGGCGCCGGGGTGCGGGGCGATGCGCGCGTGCTGAACGAATCACGGCCCGGTCGAGAGTTGACCGCCGAGCCGTTCCGGGGCAGCGGGGCGGTCTTCAAGCCCGACGACCCCATCCCGACCGCAACGCCGGGCATCGGGCGCGACACGTCGGAACGCATCAACAAGGATTTCTTCGCCAACGCCAAGGCTCAGGCCTGGTGGTCGCTGCGGCTGCGGTTCCAGCGCACATTCCGCGCTGTCACGGCCGGCGCGGTCGGAGAGTACGACCCGGACGACCTGATCTCGCTGTCGAGCAACATGACCGAGCTGAACGCCCTGCTCGCCGAGCTGGCCCAGCCGACCTACTCGCTCAACGGAACCGGAAAGGTGCTGGTGGACAAGGCGCCGGACGGCACGCGCTCGCCTAACCGGGCCGATGCGGTCATGATCGCTTTCGCGCCGCGCAAGACCGGCTCGTGGTTCGATGTGCTTTACGGGGCTTGACGGAGGCGTCAAGGTCGTCTAGGTCTGGGGGCAACAGAGGAGGACGTGACGTGACTGACCCCGCCAAACCCACCGAATTCCGCATCCCGACCAAGGTAACGCGCTGGAACGACCCTTCGCCCTTCCCACCCATCGCGACCCGCACCGACCGCCTCGCCGCCATGCGTGCCGAAATGCACGACCTGGGCGCGCAGATGCTGGAAGACGCGCTGCAGCTCGCCGAGCGCACCGTCGCGGCGCTGCGTGAAGTGGCCGAGGCCCCGCGCGACGCCATCCCGGACGGCCAGCGCGACGCGGCCGGCAAGCTCGCGGCGGATCTCGACAGCCGCGTGACCACGATGCGGCAAATTCAAGGACGCCAGTCATGAGCCGAATTTTTTGGCGCGGTTTCGCCGTTTGGTGTGTCGTGGCTCTCATTTTGGTGGGCGGCGTTTCGGGAGCAATGCTCGCGGGCGTTTCGGGTCGTTTGATCGCCCCGTTTGTCGCGGGCTTCGGCCTTTTCTCGCTGATTTTAGAGCTTTTGGTCGTTGCGATCTGGGCGTGGGGACAGGGACGATGAACTACGACGGTTCCGACATTCGCCCGCCCCGCGCCGTGCTGATCGTGCTCGCCGTCGTGGTGGTCGCCGCGTCCCTGCTGTTCTGGGCACCCTCTCTGGTCCGCGCGGTGCTGGCATGATCCCCGCCCGCATCATCCACCTTGACGCCAAGGGCTCGACGCACGCCCCGCCTCACAGGGCGGTGAGTTTTGCAGCGGCGGGGACGCGGTCAGACGGCGTGCAGGTCTGGCAGACTGACCGCGTCAGCGTCGGCGAAAGGGGGTGGAGGTTGAGCCTCCGCGTGACGGCTCTCCTCGCGGGCAACACCGACTTTATCGACGTCTGGCTCGTCAACGGCCAGCGCGTGCGGGTCCGCCCGTCCGCCAAGTGGCTCGAAGCCCGAAAGGAAATGTTCAAATGAGCGAGATGCGGCACACGAAGGGGCCTTGGCGGTTCATCATAGACGACACTGGCGGCCCGTGGTCAGGCTGGCCTCTGAGCATTTGTCCAGTCGGAGACGATGACCGAACCGTAGTTAGGACAGGAGGGCAATGGCCGTATGAATGGGATGCGCATACGTCTCAAGCCGAAGCGGTCGCCAACGCTCGTCTGATAGCTGCCGCACCCGAGCTGCTGGAAGCGCTTAAACGGGCGCGGGACGATGTAATCTCGCTGCTGAATGGCCGAGGCTGCGAAGCCGAAGGGGCCGAAGAGGATTGGGTGGGCCACATCGACGCAGCCATCGCCCGAGCGGAGCGCGCCACATGAGCGCCCCAGACCCCACCATCCGTCGCATTCAGACCGACATGCTGACCGTGCCGGGCGTCACGCTGCCCCGCTACGGCGCGGACGGCCAGGCGGGCGCCGAGTTCTGGGACGCCTGGGCGCAAACGCTCGCGCTCGCCAAGCTGGGCGCCGCTTCCCTGTCCGTCCCGGTCCAGACGCAACCCTACGCCCTGACCGAGCGCGTCTGCCTTGAGTTGCTGCATCACGAGGCGATCGTGCAGGAAGCCTATCGCGACTCAGTCGGCGTCTGGACCTGGGGTGTCGGCGTGACCTCCGCGTCCGGCCATAGCGTCGAGCGCTACAAAGACAACCCCCAGACCATCGAACGGGTGCTCGAGGTGTTCGTCTGGCTGCTGCGCACTCGTTATGCGCCGGCCGTCCGCGACGCCTTCCACGCCCGCGCGCTGTCCGAGGCGCAGTTCGCCGCCGCGCTCAGCTTCCATTGGAATACCGGGGCCATCGGCCGGGCGTCTTGGGTGCGCGAGTTCCTTGACGGCTCCCCGTCCGCCACGGTGCGAGCCAGCTTCCTCGAATGGCGCAACCCGCCCGAGATCCGCCCGCGCCGCGCCGCTGAGTGCGAACTGTTTCTCTCGGAGCGTTGGGTCGGCGACGGCATGACCACGGTCTATCCGGTCCGCAAGCCCAGCTACACCCCGGACTGGGGCAAAGCTCGCCGGGTAGACGTGCGGGACGAACTGCGCGGGGCTCTCGGAACCTAACCGCCCGGTGCGCGTTGCGGGGCCATGACCGAATCCCTTGGCCCCGCCGCCACCTACATCGGCCCGACCGGCGAGACGCGCGATGCTCTCGGTGTCTTCGGGCGCACCACGACCGCCGAGATCGAGGCGGTCTTCCAGAGTCGGTCATTCATCGGGTCAACGCAGGTGCTGCCCGTGCTGTCGGGGAATATCCTGGCCTTCACGCTCGCCAATCCGAGCAACAGCGGCGTGAACCTGCACCTGTCGACGCGTCGCTTCTCGACCGACCAACAGAGCAACGCCACGCCCGTCGAGTATCTGGCCTATACGGACCCGACGCTCGTCCCCTCGTCGCTGGCCATCGTCGCGAATCGATTCATCGGCGGCCCAGCCTCTCCCGCCGTCATGCGCTATCAGGTCGGACCGCTGGCGAGCCTGCCGATGGGCGGGACGGCGGCATCCGGCGAGACGGTGCGCACGGGCGGGGGCGCCACGATCCGAGAAGTTCTCGTGATCATCCCGCCGGGCCGCTCGCTCGGGTTCACGATTACCGGGGCGGGCAACAATCTATCCCAAGCTGTCCGCACGTCGATCTCGCTGGAGTGGTTCGAACAGACCGTTGCGTGACGGCTCCGCTTGCGGCATTGTCCGGGCTTCCCGTCTAGGAGACCCGAATGGCCGAGAAGAAAAAAGACGACCAAACCTGGCCTAACCCGCCCCCCCCCCCCCCCCCGCCGCCCCCGGTGACGTAAAGCTTGGAAGCGCTCTGGTTCGTCCTGGCGTTAGCCGCGTTGCACTCACCCGCAGCGCGGCTTTTCCTATGCGTGCTGCTCGGCAAGGCGCTTGCCAGTTACGCGGTGGTCTGGATGGCCGAGGGGCAACTCTACGGCTATGCCCTGACCGTGCTGCTCGATCTCTGGGCGCTGTACGTCCTCTACGCCGTGTCGGGTTTTTCGCGCTGGGGAGACGTGGCGCGCTGGGCGCAACTGGCGGTTCTCATATCGCAAGCGACGTTCTGGACGGCATACACGTTCGGGTGGTATCTGGGCGAAGAGGCTTTTCATGTCGGGCGGGGCCTGTTTACAATCCAGTTAGCCGCATTGGCGTGGCCGGGAGTGCAGGATGTTGCGGGGAGTATTCGTCGTTTCCGTCGTTCTGTTCGGCGTCGCGAGCGGCAGTCTGCCCGCATTGGCCGCGATGACGTGCTGGGCGTCTGTCATTCTCGTCATGACGAGAAGCCGCAATGCTGACCGCTCGATCCGCAACCTATGATTTGCCCGCAGGGGGGCGCCGTCCGATGAGTTCACGACGAACGCACCCTAACTCGCCGCCCGCCGGGGCCGACGCGGGCTATCACCGTCTCGCCGCGCGCATGGAAGAGGCCCAGGCCGCCCAGACCGAGCGGTTCGAGGAGATGACCGACCGCATCCTGGACAGCCTGCACGAGCTGAAAGCCGATGTGCGGCGGGTGGACACGGCGCAGGGCGATCTGACGAACCGGGTCAGCGACATCGAGCGCGAGGTGCTCGAGACGCGCGAGGCGATGCACGTCCACCAGCGCACCGTGACCGCCGGACGCGTCGATAGCGCCAAGGTCGCCGTCACCGCAGCGGCCAAGAGCCCGCTCGGCGTGCTCGTGCTGGGCGCCACGGGGTTCACGGCGCTCGTCGCCGCCGCCAAGAACGTCCCGGTCGCGTTGGTCTGGATCGTCGAAGCGGCTCCCCGCATCTACGCGTACCTCAAGGGCGCCGGGTCGTGAGCGCCTCACCGCCCGGCCCGCTGGCGCAGTGGATCGGCCACGTCGCCCGGCCTTTCTGCCTGATCGCCGCGTCGGGCAGCGCCGCATTCGCCACCGTGACCATCCCGTTCCGCCCTGGCATGACGCTGGCAGAGGGCGCTATCTACATCACGGCGGCGTGGGGCGGCGTGGGGCTGCTTTACGGGGCCAAGGCGCTTGAGGAGCGCGGCAAGGCGGCCAGTTACGCCGAGATGCGGATAGGGGTTGACGGCGGCGTCAAGGGCGGGTAGCTATCGGGCCTCAACTGAGGGAACCGTAATGCCCCACCACACCGACATATCCGTCCAGATCGCCCCGGTAGGCGACGGCTACTTCGAGACCCGCGTGATCGGCGCGGGCGGCTGGCGAGCAGCATACCGCGGCATAAGCCTCTCCGACGCGCGCTACGAAGCCTGGGCTTTTTCCAACGTCCTGCGCTGCGCCATCGAGGACTTGTCGCCCGAGGCGTTGCGCGTCGATGCGGACGGGCGGGCCGACTATTTGCGGGAGCAGGGGTCGTGAAGCGTCCGGCGCACGCGGCGACACAGGTTCATGAAGATTGGTGGCAGACGCTCTGCGGTACCCGGCTAGAACAGATCGGGTCCAAATTTTTCGTTCACGCGACCGAGAACGGCTATCCGGTCAATGTCTCGGAAACCGAGGAGGGCGTAGCCTGCGGGCGATGCCTCCGAAGCTCGCGCGTTCGTGGAGGCTTTGGGCGGTATACGGGGCGTGACAAATGACTCTCATAGACCTCCTGGCCGTCGCGTACCTCGCGATCGGCTTGTCCCTTGCGATCGTATGGACCGTGACGATGTGGCAAAGCCGCGATCCGGTGCTTTTCCTGATCAGCCTCATTGCCGCAGCGTTTATCCCGGTGTTCTGGGCGCCTTTGGCGGCGCTGTTCGCCTTGATCGGTGCGCTGGTCCGCGTGACCAGATGGGCGATGGGGGCCGAAAAATGACAGACGTACTCACGCAGCTCTGCTCGGAGCTGGCTGCCGAGACTGAGCGCAATACGCATCTAGACACCACCATCCGGGATATCTGCGAGGCTCTGCGAGTGCGGAACGTCGGTGACGCTCTTGAAGTAATCCAAGAGGTGAACGAGCGCCTTGAGTCCTTCGAGAACGCCGTGGACGGAGCATACGAAAAGATCTCGGCGGGTGCGGAGAAATCGGGCGACCCCGAGAAGCTAGGCGACCGCATCGACAAGGCGCTAGACGAAGCCTACGACCGCGACGGCGTCTACCAGCGCGCGTCGGACGCTCTGCGCCGCTACCTGATCCGCCAAGGCCTGCCCGCTGATCCGGTGCGGCTGGACGACCCGGACCTCTGGGCGCTATACGAGGCGCTATCTGACAGCTAGGGTAGCGCCCATGCAAATCCGCCTCCCGTGGTCACGCCCCGCCCTGCCCGCACCGGCCCCCGAGCCGGACGACGCGGCGCATCCGTTCTCCGACGCGCGTCTGCAAGGGCGCAACGGGCGGGCGCTCCTCGAATCGTGGCGTAAGACGACGCTCGCCGCCGCGCCGCGCGCTACGGTGGCCGGAGCGGGCATGGATGCGGACGACGGCTTCTGCGACCCGTGGGCTGGCGCGGCGATGGGGAACGCCCCGGACGCGCTGTTCTCATGGTTCGGGCAGCAGGGCTTCCTTGGGCATCAGCTCGCCCCCATCCTCGCGCAGCACTGGTTCATCGACAAAGCCTGCACCATGCCCGCGCGCGACGCGATCCGGCACGGGTTCACGGTCAGCGTCCCTGACGTCGCGGCCAGCCGCCAGGATAAGACGGTCGCGGCGATCCACAAGGCGAACAAGCGCCTGCGCCTCATGCCGAACCTGCTCGAATACGTGCGCATGGGCCGCGTGTTCGGCGTCCGCGTGGCCATCTTCCAGGTCGAAAACCCCGACCCCGATTATTACGAGCTGCCGTTCAACCCGGACAGCGTGACGCCGGGCAGTTATCGCGGCATCGTCCAGGTCGATCCGTACTGGTGCACGCCGCTGCTCGACATGAGCGCCGCGTCCTCGCCGGACGACCCGCACTTCTACGACCCGACCTATTGGATTGTGAACGGCCGCAAATATCACCGCTCGCACCTCGCCATCTTCCGTAACAGCGAGGTCGCGGACATCCTTAAGCCCGCCTATCTCTACGGGGGCATCTCGGTCCCGCAGATCATCATGGAGCGGGTCTATGCGGCCGAGCGCACGGCGAACGAGGCGCCGCAGCTCGCCCTGTCGAAGCGCCTGACCGTCTACAAGACCGACCTCGCCAAGCTCGTCGCCTCGAAGGACGGCGGGGCGCGCGTCTTCAACATGATGACGTGGTTCCGCGACAACTGGGGGCAGCGCGTCGTCAATACCGACGAGGAGATGACGCAGCTCGAAACGAGCCTGACCGATCTCGACGACATCATCATGGGGCAATATGTGCTGGCCTGCGCGGCGGCGCGTGTCCCCGTGACCAAGATGATGGGGACGGCGCCCAAGGGCCTCAACGCTACGGGCGAATACGACGAGGCGAGCTACCACGAAGACCTCGAGAGCATCCAGTCGAACGACCTCGACCCGTTCCTCGAAGGCCACTTCATCCGCCTGTCGCGCTCGGAGTTCAAAGGCGTCGAGATCACGACGGACTGGAACCCGCTCGACAGCCCGACCGCCAAGGAATACGCCGAGATCGACGAGATCCGGGCGCGCGGCGACAAGTACCTGGCCGAAGCGGGCGCCATCGACGGCGAGGACATCCGCCAGCGCCTGCGCAACGACCGCACGGGCGTCTACACGGACCTGACGCCCGGTGCGCCCGAGGAACCGCCCGTTACGGCGAGCGCCGGTACGCCCGGAGAACCCGCCGTCGCAGCGGACGCCGAGCCCCGGCCGCTATACGTCTACCGCAAGCTCCTCAATGCGGCGGACCTCGTAGCCTGGGCGAAGGCGCAGGGCCTTCCGGCGCTGCCGGACGATCTGCACGTTACGGTCACGTACAGCCGCACCGCGGTGGACTGGACGCTCATCGAGCCTGACTGGAATCAGCGCGAAGACGGACGGTTGATCGTGCCGCCCGGCGGAATGCGGATGATCGGAAAGCTGGGCCTCGCGGGTGAATACGCGGTGCTGCACTTCGCGTCATCGAACCTGTCGTGGCGCCACGAGCAAATGAAGCAGGCCGGGGCGAGCTTCGACTTCGATCAGTACCAGCCGCATATCACGCTCGGTAAGAACTGGCCGTCCGTCGCCGAGGCCGCACTGGCTTACCAAGGTGAGCTGATCTTTGGCCCCGAGACATTCGAGGACCTGAAACTGTGACCGCGCTGCAGGGCAGCTATTTGCGGCCCTCTGCGCCCGCGCGCGAGCGCTTCGAGGCCGAGCTGGACCGCCTGATCGACGAGATGATCGCCGCGACGAAAGGCGATGTGCGCGAGTTGCAGCGGCGCTTCCCGACCGGCGACGCCGCGCTCGGGCAGATCGGCATGGACGGCCCATCGCTCGCCGCTCAGGCCCGGCTGCTGACGAACGCCCTGCGCAAGCGGTTCCGCGCCGCCTTCGCCAAGCGTGCGCGGCCGATGGCCGAGAAGCTGGCGCGCGAGGTCGAGACGTCTAGCACCGTGCAGATGCGCGCCAGTCTGCGCGAGATGTCCGGTCAGGTCACGCTCAAGGTCCCGCCGCTGTCGCCTGACATCCGCGAGGTCGTCGAGGCGGGCATCGTCCAGAACGTCGAACTCATCAAGTCCATCCCGGACGAATACTTCCTGCGCATCCAGGGCGACATCATGCGCTCTATCC